CCCCCCCTGCGATATTTAAGTTCCCGATTGCCATACTTCGTAATCCTCCTTTTGCAGTGTTGTTATGCGGTGCGGAGCTACATATAAACGTAGTAAGCTGGCGGCTGGACGGTATCGGATGCGCCGTAGATGGAGTTGGAACCAGAAGCATCAAAGATGACATTTTCTGCTGCAACATTTGAAGCAGAATTGGTTACAAGCTGAATAGTGTTTAATGTAGCATCGCTTGTGATAACTTTAAAAGCCTTTTGAGCTCTTTGCGTATCGTTGTATACACCATTAGAAGAGTTTATAACCCTTCGTTTGATGTATTCGCCTATTATATTCGGCAATCCAGCTTCTACCGTTGTTCCTACAGTATGATTGTTATCCGCGCCCATTAAGACACGACCAGAGCCAATAGATCGCCACTCTCCACCAAACAACTCAGCGGGGCTTGTCGGTTCTACACTTTGATAAATACTTCCAACAGGGTGATCGAGCAGCTTCTGTTCTTCTTTGGCCACCTTGATTGCCGCCGCTATCTTATTATCCACCTGTGCCTTGGTATATCCCTCAACAGCAGTACCACTGCCGCTATCTGTTTGTCCGCCGCCCTGCACGATATAATACTGAGCTGTAATCGCAGTCGTTGGAACTGATACAGCTCTCAGACGCACATATCCATCAAAGGTCTCCGGGTTTGCAAACTGGGCGTATGAAGCCACCTTTGCACTTGCCGGTGTCACGCTGATAGAAATAACATCCTTTGATGTGATCCCATCGATGTCGAGATCAATATACTTTGAATATCGATCAACCGTATCGTCAGTAAGCTAACTTGTAGTCGGAATAGTCAGTGTGTGGATGTTGATCGTATTTGCTTTTACCTTCAGCTTCTCGTCGATCTCGTTCTGTTGGTAGTACCGCTCATCATGGGTGTGACCATCATCGCTTTTCTTTAATAGCTTTACATTGATTTCGTCTTCCGTATAATAGCGGTCATCGTGGTTGTGTTCTGTATTTGCTTTCCCCGTCAGAGCATTACCAACAGCTTTAGCATCGGCAGCGAAATTCTCTTTTGTCAGTGTCTTATCCACCGCAACAGAATCCAGCTTCAACTTGTCCAGCTCAGTGCGTACATTGGTCAGCCCGGCATCAGCCGATTTTGCGATACTCAGCGCCTCAGAGATCCTTGTGCCAGTTACCTTGGCATCGGCAGCACGTCCAGATACAGTCAATGTCGCATCTACCACAACCTGCGGCGTAGGCAGGGGATTGCCGCTGTCATCGACCATGCCGCCAGTGATCGCATCGATCTCGTCATTCGTCAGTGCAGCCAGCAGTTCATCCGGGTGCGGGGTATCAATCGTGATATCGCCCGTCTCACCAGTTGTCACTGTGGTCACACCACCGCCAGCGATTTTAATTTTATCCTGCGCCGTACCGTTCAGGATTAAATTGATATTAACTTCGCCATTGACTGCGTTTTTGTCTGCTTCCAGTGTGAATTTTGATGGGTTCAAAAGAATCCAGTCATCGCCACTATAAACATATAAGCTGTCTGGACGCAGGTAGTAAATCTTATTAGACAAAGGAGCCAGCGGAAGCGAGCTTACGATCTCCAAGTCTTTGCTGATTTGAATTCGTCTTGTGCCGATATCTCGATAAGTGCTTCCAGTATCAGTACATACGATCAGTTGGCCGTCAATCACAGGAGCTTGATCCAGCTGAGACTGTGCGACCTCGCGTAATGATAAATTTGCCATACTCAACTCCTTTGCTTAATAAGATTCACCACACAGCGTCATTGCCATGTGGTGAAACAAATCAATTAGCCATCAAGGGATTTCCATGTAATAGCGCCTTCCAGCACCTGTACACGACCATCCATGGTGGTATTCAGACCATCTGCATAAGTCTTTGCACCAGCCAGAGCGTTATCAGCCTTAGTGGTCGCATCATCAGCGGCAGTAGAAATTGCCTCAGCTTTCGCAGCAGCCAGCTCATCCTGAGTGGGCTTTGCATTCCAAGCCTTGCGCTCGTCAGCAGTGATATGCTTTACAGCATCCTTGATATGCTCGTCCAGCTTGTCATTAACAACCTTGACCTTCGCGTCTGCTTCAGCCTTAGTGTAAGCGTCCGGCACTGCAACATACAGACCATCTTCCTCAACAGTGATGCTATTATTGCCCTTGGTAGACACACGAACACTGACAGAGATCTTATTGTCATCAGAAACAGTTACCTCAGCAGTAGGAGTGACCACGCCAACATAGATATCGATCAGAGCGCCAACAGGAATCTTCACGACCTCGCCAGTGGTGATAGTCAGCTCAATCTCGTGGGTCTCTGTGTTGTAAGTACCAGTCTTCACAACCAGATCCTTGCCCAGATTGATCACAAGCTCATCGCCGCCAAACACAGGCAGCTTGATGGTGCGGGTCTCAGCATCATAGGTGGGATCATGGGTCAGGCCGCTCATCACGGTTGGAACAGGAGCACCGTTCTTTGCCACACTCAGAGTGCCGGTAGCAGGGGAGTAGGTGACATCCGTAACGAACAGACCTTCCTTGCCCTCGGTTGCGGCGATCTTTGCATTCACATAGTCAGCCACAGCCTTGGTTGTGGGCAGATTGTCGTCGCTTGCATCCGCGTTGGGAATCTCAGTCACAACGGGGCGATTCAACTGTACGAACTCAGTACCATTCCAGATGTGGAAGGTATAGTCAGTCATACGGATATACAGCAAACCCTGAATCTGACCGCTTGCAGGCAGAGCGCTCACCAGCTTGCAGCTCTTGGTGTATTCATCTGTACCCTTAAAAATCTGGCGTGTGTCTGTAATAAAATACAGTGTGTTGGCATCTTTGGTAGTCAGCTTATCATAATTCGCTTTTGTACCATAGCCAAAATTTACATTAGCCATCTTTGCCTCACTTTCTTAAAATTCTTGCCAAACAAAATTTGTCGGCTCAACGTAAAAAGGTTCAATAGAAAAAAGCCCCGTGGCTTCGCTTTGTTGAACGATCCACGGAGCATATTTACCATTTTCGTCTTTCACCATAACGGTTTGACCTGCATAAGTGTCTTCCGTCTCATTTAATTGCTCGTTTGCTTCGGTAACGCTGGCGAAACAACGATTGCGGGGACGAATCTTTTGAACGGATAAGTCATCACGCACATACATGAACTCCGAGGAATCCTTTGTGATAATCATATCCCTGCCGTCCAACATTCCCAGTGCAATCGCAGCTTCTACATCTTCGGCGTTACCATATCCAAGCTTGGAATATTTAGCCTGTGCCATCTTTGCCTCCTTATAAAAGAAGCGGATGGCTTAGAACGGAACCACCCGCAAACTACCGTCTTCAGTTTCGACGCTCTCCTGAGTAATCTTGACCGCACTACCGATTGGCTTACCGTTGGCCAGCAGCTGCAGGGTATGGTCATCGTTGTAGCTCAGGTCATCAGCCTTACCATCCAGAATAGCGTTGTTACGATCACTCAGTGCCTTGATCTGTGCATTCAGTGCGATAATGCGCTGGTCAAGTGCGCCCAGGGCCTCATCAGGAACAATGTCGCTCCAATTCTGGATGGGAACAACAGTGATTACGCCTGGGCCAACCTTGCGCACGTGCTGAACGGTCGTGCCATCTGGGTCCATTGTCACATCAACGAATGTCAGCTGGATCTGGATATCGCCCGGCTCATTGGTTAGGTTTGTGTCGATAGGCAGCTTATACTCCAGCTTGTTCTTATAAAGCTCTTCTGATTTCTCCAGAATTTCTGTCTTATATCGCTTGCTGATGGGCAGAACGTACTCAAGCATCACGGTAAATTCACTCATGTCAACATCCTTGTATGTAGTGTCAGCCAGAAAATGGAGAGTATCCACTTGCTTACTGCGCTCCATAATACGTTCCCGCTTGCTTACGGTCAGTGTATTATCCTCATTGATTAAAAAGGTATACATATCACACCTCCTTCCTGATGATATACAGATACTCGTCCTTTGAGATTTTGTGTCCGGCAAACAGATTGTCCAGGAGCTTGTCCTGAATCATTCCGCCATTGTACAGCCGATGCATACTCTCAACGAACTCGCTATACTTCCTCTCGTCACTCATAGCAGCCCTCCTTGAATCAAACTCAAAGTGTAAGCATCAATAATAGCCTCAGGCGTTTTACCACCCAAGGCTTTCAGCTGCTCATATTCATACAGGTCAATTTCCTGCAGTTCCACGGTGTCATACTCGGGGCAGGGGATGAGATAATACCCGTCCACATGCCAGATATGACTGCCGTCACTGCTGATAATTCCCTGTGCATCATCCTCCACGCAGTTCACCATAATGTCGTGCTTGGGCTGATACTTTACAAAGCGCAGGTGGTCAAGAGCATCGATCACCCGGCCATTTTTCAATACCTTGTAGTACACTCTCAACACCCCCTTAAACGCTGAACATCAAGCGGATACCCTGTTCGTTATTTGCAGGGGTAAATCCGTAATATTCGCCAGTCACAGTCACAGACCAGAAATAGCTGCCATACTGAGCATTCGGGCTTCGCGTCCAATATGCAGCGGGATTGCCATTCTCGTCATTGCAGATGCGGCTGGTATTATCAGTCATAAAGCTGATCGCCGTACCTTCGTAAATATAAGGCTCGACATTCTGAGAGGGGAACAGCTCGGCCACAGAGGGCAGATAGAAATAGCTATCCGCAGTTACAACTTCGCTGCTCTTATCGCCAATGGTACTACCAACCTTGACCTGTTTGATGATCTGTTGCCAACCAATCGGAAGAGCATTCAGAATACGACCGTCAAGGAATGTACGGATATTCGCATCTGCCCAGCCGCCAGTGTTGATGGAACCAGTATTCAGAGCCATTTTCTGACCAAGCAGTCCAGCCTGAATAAAGGTGATAGAACAACGCTTGTTGGAATTGTCGCTCAGGTAATACCGTTTAAAGCCACAAGCCTCGAAGGTGAAGTCCTCATGTGTCCATGCGGCCAACTTCCGGCAGGCAGCGTCACCCAGGTCGGTATACCAGAGCTTGCCCCAGTAGATTGTACCCTTTGCGTAACGCTCGTAAGCGCCGTCGTCTGCCTTAGCACAACCAAATACCAGAGTGGCATTTGTCTGTGTAGTGCGAGTACGGTTCAGCTGAATATAGCCAATCTCAGCAGCAGTGGTATTTGCCGCATAAACGTGAATACCATTTTCGCCCTTAGTATGGCGCAGAACGATCATATCACGAGAACCAAGATGTGCACCGGCGGTGGATTCAGTACCCCAGGCAACCTTAGAGCCATTGTTGACCCAGAAGCGGAAACCATTCATGCCGTTGGTCTGGAAGCACTGAGCAATCACAGAGTTTGCGGCAGAATCCTCGTCGATTCGATAGTCCAGCGCCATAACCCAGCTGCGGTCTTCAGACAACAGAGATACGCCGGTATCGACATAATTCTTGCCAGTAAAGATCTTCGGCTCGTTGAACAGAACTTTCTCTTCCACGTCGCTAAAGGTGAAGTCATTGCCCATCTTGATGGTGATAGCGTCTTTGTCAGAAACAACACTCTGCTCCAGATTTACCTTGGTCATGGCATAGATCTCAACAGGACGCAGGTCACTCAGCTGCTTATCTCTGAAGTAGCCGCTGACGTATTCGCATATATCGTAAACAGCATTGATATCCTTATCGCCATTGACATAGCCGCCCTTGTCCCACCCACTGAACAGATAATACTTATAAGCAGTCTCTTCGCTGGTATAGGTCGGAGTGTCGCCATCATACAGAACCATAGAGCCATACGGAGCAGTTGTCTGCTGTAGAACAGCGCCGCGATTCATATAGCGCACACGATACTGACGCACAGATTCATCGTACACAGCAGTGACAGTCTGATTCTCAAAGACAGGAGTAAACTCGGTGTCCCAGCCACTGAATGTAAATACCGTACTGATGGTACTCGGGAAGGTAGGTGTCGGGATAGGATTGTCAGAGCGGGTCACAGGGTCAACTGCACGCTCGCCTTTGTCGATATACTGGATATCCAGAACAGTGCCATCCTTATTCACGAACTTCCAAGCATACTGGTTGATCATGGTGTTGTAAGTGATCTCCAAATCAGGCCAGCGCTCTGTGTACAGCAGCTTCTCACGCTCACGGATGATAGGCACATGCACTTTGCCTTCCACAACGGAATTGTCAGTGTTGTAGCCATTTTCATCCAGACCGCTCATTGCGTACAGGCGATTCAGCAGGGAAGTATCAGCCAGTTCCCAATCAATACCGGTAATACGCACACGGTTCAGGTTGGTGCACTTGCCCAGCATATCTTTCAGATCGATGGTTGCACACTTCTCAACGGTCAACGTAGTGATATTGGTGTAATCCTCAATCGTCAGGTCAGTCAGATAATTCAGGTTCTTTGCGGTCAAGCTGGCAATTGCAGGCAGGTGGGCAATTTTGATCTTGCCGCCGCTTGCAAAAGAGACACCGGTAATACCAGAGCCGTCAGCATAGAACTCGGTCAGGCTGGTACATCCGGTCAGACCAATAGATTTCTTCAGGTTCGGCACGTTCTGCAAGTTCAAATGTTCCAGCAGAGTGTTATTACCGACAGCGAAATCTGTCATGTTCGTATTCTTATAGCCGCTCACACCGGAACCAACTTTCAGCTCAGTCAGCTTAACACCGTGGCTGAAGTCAACATAGCCGGGATAGAAGCCAGAGATATCACCAATGCTCTGAATAATAGAAGCATTATAGATATAAACTTCAGTATCGTTCATTGCAGTGATAGGGCATTCGATTGTGTAGGTCTGGCCGCGCTTGCCACGCACCTTCACAGGGTTGGAGCCATACAGAACAGAGACATAGGTATCAGCGTATAGTGTGATATGGAAGGTGCCGTCCGGTTTCACGCCAGTCCAGTTGGTAGGAGTATAGCCACGAATGGTCATATCATCACTGGTTGCAGCAGAACCGGAATACTTAGATGCCATGTATTTTTCCTGATAACGCTGGAACTGCCGACGCTGGTGGCGCTTGTTGCCATGCATCATAGGCAGATAGCTGGTGGTGTTGATGGTGGGATCTTCGTAGGTGCGGAAATATTTGCGCCGCATATCCATGATCCAAAGCTTTTCGGGCTTCACATCCTGATAGTCCTCGAACTTTTTCAAAATACGGGTCGCACTCCATGCCAGCGCATTCTCACGGTTGCGGAACATCGCTGCCATCTCATCTGGGAACAGGTCACGCAGCTTGCACCACAGCTTGGAGTCAGCAGCGTTAAACACATTCTTTGTACCGATGGTATCAGTGTCCTCATAACCATAAGTCAGAGTCAGACCACCCTCGTTATCATTGCCCATGGCGGTATCATTATCGTAGTCAAAGCAGAAGTCCCAGTGAACCAGATCGCTGGTGTGCGGGAACACGTTCTTTGCACGGTTATCAACCATGGTGTGACGCTCAGTAAACAGATAATGGAAAATAGCAGAATCCAGATCGAAGTGATCCTTGAAATGTGCCTTAAATTCCTCATCATCCGCATTCACCACCCAGTTCTGAGCTGTGATCCACGCCTGTTTGCCGGCCTCGATCTCTTCATCAGTGCAGGCAGGGTTGCTGTAACGGAACTCAAAGGAGTGGTCGCCGTCCCAAGTTTCCTGTGAGAAATCGCCGCTCAGGAAGCGGGTCTGCTCATCGGCGTTGTTGTCGATCTCAACGATAAATTCCTTGTGATTCTCGGGGTCCATACCCATCGTATCTTTGTTCTTTTTGGAGTTGCCAATGTCGCCGCAGGCATAGAAGTGCCACTGACCATCGTTAAATACGGTCGCATTGGTGGTATCGGTCTCCTGAATAAACACGACACAGGGATAGAACGCCATTGTATCACGCACTTTGGGATTATCCTTCTTAGCCTGACGCACATAGGGGTTAAATTCATTGAAATCATCCGCCAACAGGGAGTTGTTTGCATTCTCAGAAGAAGCAACATTGACTTTGATGTTAAAATACTTCTCAGGAACGCTATTTTCGGTCAGTGCATAGGTGTCACCGGTAGTGTCATCACCAAACGTAAAGCCGCCCTTGCAGTTAATATCAATATTTCGAGCAGATGCGCCATAGTGGTCGGAGCTTGTGCCTTGACCCTTGTGGGAGCCGGTAGCAGTCCAGTTATCCTCTTTAGCACGACCATTCTTATAGATCTGCTGGATCGTAGTGTTGGCAACCTCGTTCTTCTTGCCAGTTGTGAAAGTAGGTGCAGAGATCTTGATGATACGCAGATCGGGGCACTTCTCTGCAAGCAAGTCAGGTGTCAGTTCGCCGCTCGCATCCGTAATGTCGTTACGCATATAGCGAGGGACCATCTCTTCGGCGTTCTTCGCATCGGCAATAAAGTTGTCCAGAATCTCATCATCCGTCAGGTTCATACCGTAGCTCTTCATGCGGTACACGATAACGTCACAATCGTCAGAGCCAATAGTAATGCCAACGGGAGCAGCCTGAGTAAAGCTGTCGCTGGTATCGTACAGTTCAACACGGCAGGGGATACCGTCACACCACAGAACCATCTCGCGGAACTGTTTGTCCGGCAGAATATTGAACTCGAACTCCAGGAAATCGTCCTCACAGATGGGCAAATCAATACTGTTCTGGTGGCTGGTCAGCGTAACTTTCTGAGCCTGAATGTTCAGACCAACACCGCCATTCAAACAGGTTACAGCAGTAGCATCATAGTTGCGGACGTTCGTGGTCTTAAACACCAGCTTAAAATTCTTGCCGCTCTTCTTTGCATCGTCTGCGAAAAGCTTATAGCTGATGGTAGCAGTCGTACCGGCCTTGACACAGAAGTAGGTGTCGCCATCTTCGTCGATCTGGTAGCCACCGTTCACCCAGTCAAAGTTGTCGCTGACAGTCATCTTGTTACTGCCAGAACTCCACAAACGGTTCACATCTGCGTTGCTGCGGCCAGCGGGATTAAAGTCCAGCATCAGGCCGGTCTTAACGGGCTCAATGGTAATGCCCAGGTCTTCGATCTTTGCGGTGATGCTCTTGATGGTAGCGCCGCAAGTAATGGTCAGAGTGTGGGTGCCAATATCAGAAGATTTAAAGCTCCAAGTCTGAGCAGTACGGCCAACAGTCAGTGTAGAAGTCTTAATGCCATCAACTTCCAGCGTAATGCTTGCAGTAGAAGAGGCCGGGTTATAGACAGTGTAAACAATGCCGGTGGTGCTGTACTGTTTTGCGGTGAATTCCTTTGTGGCGCAGCTGATAATCGGTGTGTTATTGCCTTCTTCTGCCCACATAATATCTTTATAAATGGTATTACTGGTCACAGCTTTGCCATTGATATTTGCAGTCATGGTCACTTCCAGCAGGTGAGCGCCGTGTTTCTGTGCTGGAATCGCATAGGTCATCTGTCTGCCGGTAACCGCAGTTGTAACACTACCAAGCTTTTTGCCATCCAGAGTAAAGGAAACGTCCTTATTGATATTTCCGTATGGAGTAAAGCGGAAAGTAACTTCACCACTATAAACCAGAGAATCATCGAAGATACTCTCCAGATAAAACTCGACAATATTGATATTCCAAGTCTTTGAACCCATGCTACCAACGGAATCAGTGACCTGTAGTTTAATCTTATTATCGCCATTGTGCAGATACTGGGTGATGTCGAAGCTGTTCTTGCCCTGATAAACAGTCGTAGTAGCGACCTTCGTGTTGCCAACGTACCATACGCCGGTAGCATCGCCCGTGTCTTCGCCAGAGTTATCCACAGAAGTGAAGTTGAACTCGACAGTTGCGGTGTCGCCCTTAACAACAGCGATAGAGGATTCGCCAATACGTTCAATAGTGATTGTAGAAGTGCTGCCACCGCCACCGCCGCCACCTTCAATAATGACAGTGGTCTTGACCGTGCCGTTCTCCAACAGGTTCAGCTTGGAATCTTCGTAAGTGATATCGTACTCGCGGCCAGAATTCTCATCAGGCTTAAAGTCTTTCAAGGTTTCCTGAATCTTGGCGATATCCGCATTGGCCAGATCAACAGAAGTCTGAATGCCGCCAACCGTATTCTTCAGGCCGCTCACATCACTGGATAGCACGTCAACGGTCGTCTTGTCTGCCTTCTTATCGAGCAGTGCATCAGTAGCTTCCTTATTATAATAGGAGGACTTCAGTGTCTCCGGCAGGTCGCCAACACTGTCCTTCAGTTCCTGCACGGCAGCATCATTTGCGGTCTTGTATTCAGTCAGCTCAGTCTGGACAGGGGTCACAGCAGTGCTGATCTTATTGTCCACAATACCGTTATACATGCTTACCCATTCAGCAGAAGGGTCAGTGTTCAACTTGATCTTTGTGATCTCTTCAGCGCCATTCAGGAACGTCAGAGTGCGGGTATCGTTGTCATACTGCACATTGAAATTTGCCAGACCATCAACGGCAGCAATCTCGCCACGCAGCATCGTAACAAAGCCATCAACCTCGTCCTTCTTATAGAACTGCGCCAGCTTTTCATCCACACTTGCAACTGCATTCTTTGCGTCCTGTGCGCTCTTCTCAGCAGCGGATGCGGCAACCTGTGCTTCGCCAACCTTCTGACTCATTGTTGCTAGGAACTGGGTATACCAGTCGTTGCCACTCGGATCGACCATTTGCTTGCCGGTCAGCGATTTCAGCACATTCAGTCGACCATTTGGGCGGGTGCGCCACAGGTAGCTCTTGGTTGTGCTTGTATTCGGGACATTCACAGCACCGGATGCCATGATCTCAAACTGCAGCTCGCCATCTTTTGCAGTAGCATCATTTGCTACCAGCCAGTAGAAGCGGATCTTGGTATTGCTGTAGCTCACGTTGATAGGGGAAGCGTAATTCTCTTCTCTGTCTGCGTTCAGGTAGTGGATCTGAATCGTCATCTGAAGCAGGTCAATACCATCATAGTAACGCGGCATTTCAAACGGAATGACCTGCGAGTTGGATTCCTGTGTGATATTGACCTGATTTGCATCCAGCTGAATGTCTTTGTTTTTGTCGATGTAAGACCACTGGTCATCAGAGTAATCAGCAAACCAGGTGTAATTGCCACTACGCTCAAATGTCTCTTCTCCGTTATCATCATACACGGCAATTTGGTCTTCGTCATTTAATTCCAGAGTTGCGACATCTATATCATCAACAGAAACATTTGCGGGGCTTGCGGCTTTTTTCGCAGCCAACCGCTTAGATTCTCCAAAAGATAGTGCCATTTGCTCACTCCTCTCTTATTGTTCATCTGCCGTAGTGGCAGTTAATTCGGGAAAATATTTATCAAACAAATTGTCCTGATAGAACGTATATTTGTTGTTTACGATATAAGTGTAATAAGGGTAATAGCGGCTCATAGAAAGCGACATTGTGCCTTCGCCCAGATTCATAGAGATGCTCTTGATGATCCAATCCACGGGGGTCTTACCGCCCAGATATTTGGCAGCATACTGGATCTTTTCATTCACGTCTAGCCACGGAACCAGTCGCGTAGTCACACTCAGGCCGTCAGTCAGGCGGGCACGCTTCCATAGTTCGTATTGGCAAACTTCCATGGCTGCGTCATCCGTGGTGTAATTCTCGTAGTCTCCACCCGATAGAATCTCAGTTCTACGACCGATCTTTTCAATGGACAATCGTGCATTGTACAGGTCATCAATATTGTTCGGGTCATTCACACAAATAAAAGCCATATTATCGCAGTTATCTTCTGCCTTTTGAGCTTCGATCTCTTTGGTAGCCGGGATTTCGTCCACCAGTTTTGCCATAGCGTGACTCTGCTGTTGGCCCAAAAAGTAGATGCGGCCAGTATTCGGATTCCACTGGAGAACATAATACTTCGTTGCCTTAATACAGCCTGGGTCTTGAATAATATCCGAACCATTAGCATCAGTCAAAGAACGATACAACGTACTTGTTTTTGTCTCAGAGTGAACCTGTTCATTGCCGTCTTTGTCTTTAGGTTCCTTCCATGTAAATGTCAGCACTACCGTCATTGCGCCGCTTAATACATTACCGTTCTTATCCGTTTTAGCAGCTTCAACATTTGCAGGAGCAACAAAAGAAACTTTCGTTTCACTCGTCAATGTTGTTTTGGTTGCATCTAATACAAGGTTAAGTGTCTTATTTGTACCAGACCATCCTTTTACAGTTGCAGCTCCATCCGCTTCAATCGTCGCACCAAACACTTCGACACAGTTTCGAACAGCGGAATAATCCACCGTGGCCGATTCGCCATCGTTTGTCACAAGCTTCTCGAATACTTCCGGGTCAAGTACAGGCGGGTCGTCAAATCCACTGGGGATTTCCTTGCATACAAACACATCATCGTCAAAACGCATCTCAAACGGATAATACAGGTCACGCAGTTCTGAGAGAATATCCCAAACAGTCGAGCCGGTATCGTAATCCAAGTCATGTGGAACAGTGCGGCTCCAATAGTCGATAGAATATTTCTTAAACTCCGTCTCATCTCTCATCACCGCCCAGATGGCATCACCGATACGAGTGCCTTTCTCAATGCGATGTGTGCCACCAACCAGCTGTCCACCCAAGTCTCCGTTGATACGAGAAACTAAGTCAACACAGCTTGCCTGCACAGTGTTTTCTGTTGCGCTATATGTAAAGCCATTGGATGTAAATGTATAGCACCCTTCGTTGTACCAATAGATTTTTACACCATCAACATAAGAACTGTCAGCTGAATTGGAATAGCTAAGGAACAGGTCGTTATACAGCTCATTCAGCGCGGTCTTTGTGTCAATCACTTCTGCCTGAATGTCGTGCATGGAATGTCCTGCAAACACACTGGTTTTTCCGTAGGTCTCCCTTAGTTCGTCCTCGCTCTAACCGGCAATAGCAGAAACATCCACCTTGCCAAGCGTAACTCCGTTCAGAACCATGCCTTCAACAGCAGCAATCATCCCATGGACATGCATTTTGTTACCATACACGAAACTATCGATGCCTGATTTGTCTACCTCAAGGATATTGGCAGGGGAGAGACCGCCGCTCATTGACTTCGCTTTTGTTGCCACAGCATCCAGATAAGCCCAGATATCATCCTTCACAAGCGGCACAAGTCCGTCTTTGGTCTGCAGCATTGGTGTAAATGCGATATAAGGGCCATCTTGACAAATTGGATCATCACTTCCCAAAACCGTAGAGTAATCACCAAGTTTGGTGTACCATTCCTCTGCTTCAGCTGGATCATCCGGTGGTGTGCCGTCATTGATCTGGTCAAAGAACGTATGATACTTTGAGATATTGGCTCGTGTCCACACCAGCACATCTCGATTCAGGTTGTCGATATTACCGTATTTTGCATAGCCTCTGTTTGTGATGTCCTGAATCAAATCATCATAATTCGTCGCAGCGAGCTGATAATCCGCATTTTCCCTGATCATCTCGTCAATACTCTTTGAAGCACTGATTTTCGACATTCCTCTTCCTGACAGACCAATGAATACACGCACATTTTTACTGATCCAATCCTCTTCCGTCAGGCTTGAAATGCCGCTCTTCTTACCCAGATACAGGGTCACATTAAAGGTTCGCCGCACGTCAGATTCTGAGTCGATAGAAATAGAACCATCGATCACAAGACCTTCCAAACTATCAATTGTAATAAAATCTTTGTTCAGCATATCAATGCGGCAGTAAATATTAGACGAATGATTGTTCAATAGCGCCAGGTCTGCGTCAGTCGGAAGATATGTCATACGCTGCCTCCCGGCTGATAATCACTCAGCCCATTGTTATACATGTCGCTCTCACTCTCTGCGTCACCGAGCTCCACAAAGTCGAACTCCAATACGCCCTTGTCGTAATGATCAGAGCAGGAGATAGACACATTGCCATTGACACCCATTAGCCATCTGCGGCCATCAAACATCTTCAGTAGCTTCGCACTGCCGTTGGTCAGCCACTCGCTCAGTTCATCACGGAATGCATTGCCGCCATTGATATCAAAGTCTTTCATTGTGTTATCAAAACGAATGCCGACACCAGAGAAGTGGCCGCTGTAATAATTGGCTTCACTGCCAGCAAACAGATACGGGTACTTGCTTCCCATCGTCTCGACAACTGTAGCAGAACGTACCTTTTCAACACTGTCGACTTTCGGCTCAAGGAAAATATGGTAGGTCTTATTGCCGTCAGTGATCACAGCACCATCAAAGTCACTTACAACGCTGGCCTTCGCATAGCCAAGCTCAATGCCATTTGCAACGGGAGCTACGGCGTACTCATAGTCGGTCTTGCGGCCAATGGCGTACAGGTCGGTGTAATCAATCATCACATAACCATCGTCAGCGCTGTACATATAAAAGTCATTGAAGTCTTTTGGCTCCAAATCCTGATTCTTTGTTGCCGATACCTCAACACGATAGTATTTCATGTTGTTCAGAAAGGTCTCAGAGAACCACTCTTTATACTCGCTGGAACTCCTGAATTCGTCGGTCGATGTAAAATCACTTGATGCCTTGATGAACTTGCGGTCAGCGGTATATGCAATCAAACAAAACGCCTTATCCTCAGATTTGAACTGGAAAGAAAGAACTCGATTCTTGTCAATATAATCCGAGGTCACTGCCTTATAGTTGCCCATCGGCTGACCAGTCGTTTTATTGATGTGGAGGTTTGACCAGCCCATCTTCATAATGACATGGTTCAAGTCAATCTCTTCCTGATAAAGCGAAGTCCAGATTGCTGCGCCTTTCTTACGCCGTTTGATTCGCAAGGCATTTGCACCACTGCTTCTTGTCAGGAAATACTGTGCGTGCATACTGATATTAGCCATGCGATAATTATTCTGCACGGTGAATTCTACGTCATCCACATACTCTGGATAGTCAGTTCGGAACGCCTGCAAGCCAGTGTCCAGCTGATAGCCGCCAACAGATTCTGCCGTCGCTCTCAGATAGTACAGGGTATGATTATCCAGTCCATCGATTTGGAATCCCTTCAAAGAATCACGGTAATAGTAGCTCACTGACTTTTTCAACAGCTCGCGATTCGCATCATAAAGCCAAAATTCATAACGGTTTACAGATTCACCCTCCGATACCTTATACTTGTAAGAGAACTCAAAGGAATAAGAAGGGTAGGGGATAGTAGTCACACCTGAAGAACTCAGGTCATTCAGCTTGATTGTCGGTTCCTCATGGCAATAAAACAGCAGCTTGTCCGAGTATTCTGAAAACAGATTCGTGCCTTTCAGTCGGCAGCGAATGATCATATAATACGGATCTTTGCGGTTCTCAAACGTGCCTGCCGGAATTGTAAAATATCGTGCCAGACCAGTGCCACCGGCAGGGAATGTACCAAACTTATACACGCCTTTTGAAAGCGTATCACCCTGCAAAATACTGCCCGTCGGAGTATCGAAGACGATAAGAGCAATGATATCAATGTCTGCGTATGCGGCAAACTGAAATGTATGATCCTTTGTGGCATCAAATGCGCCGATTTTAGATAGAATTGGTTTCAAGTTATCACCTCCGAATTATCCTTCGATATATAGCAAAGCTCACCATTGGTATTCACAGCCAGATTCAATGCAGCCAGAAAATTGTCAACAGTGATTTCTGAAATCGTTTTATTGATATCTGATACGTTCGTTTTCAGGGTCGAGATGTTGGTATTTGCAGCCGAAATCTTGCGTATCATATCTTGATAGTGATTGGATTCAGCCGTTTTTGCGTAATCAAGGTCTGTCCTCAACGAAGTAATATCAGAAGCATTTTTCTCAATGTTGCTTTTATTGTCGTATACCTGTTTCTTTGTGGCGGTATAGTCTTTGTTTGTAAAACCACTAAAATTATCATTGAAGTCATTCATCGAGCGCCACAGACTAGCTACATCGTTGGCTTCTTTTGTCTCAAGAGCGCCAACACGTTCAACCGCTGCGTTTGCAGTTGTGTCATCCGTGTACTTTGTCGCAACAGCCCAGTCGCTGAATGTCCATTTTTCGGTTTCACCTCTTGCAGTAATACAGATATACAATGCACCACCGACACCGCCATAAATCCATAGATCATTCACATCGTATGGAGCAGTCGGTGTGTCAGTAAAAACACGGACTTTTTCTGTCGCAAGATCTCGTGCGGATGTTGCCATCGACAGTGCATTGATAACACCGGCATCAACAATTTCCATCCAGAAATACTGCTGTTTATCCTGGTCATATACCCAACGATAGCAAATGCCAGTCCTTTTATCATAGTAGATGTCGTTGACGTGCGCTTGTTTCTCTTCATCTGTCTTCCAATCTGAAGCAGGATAGTTGTATGTATGCGGATGACCATTTCTGTACCAAGTATTGATGGTATTTTTCAGCTGATCCTGAACAGTATCTTCTGTCTGCTGGGATTTGTCTTTCATCGACTCAAACTCGGCGTTCAAGCTATCAACACCGGTCACCAGAGATTTCACTGTCAAAATCTCAACGCTGGTATTACTCTCCGATACGATCAGGTTACGGAAGTTGCCCTGCAATGCAGTCACAACAACCTTCTGGCCCACAATGTAGTCGTGATTTGTTACAATGCCGTACTCGCCACCGAATACAGCGATTTTATAGTGCTGGTCTTCTTTTTCTGTAATCACTCCATAGGCGGACACGTCAAATTTTGCGTTCTTTACGGCGTGTTCGGCGGCAGAAGTCACCACCTCGGCCAGCACATCAGTTACTGATTTATCTGCCATCCTATTCCTCCTAATCAAAAATAAAAGCCGACCTGCTAGGTTATCCTAGTGGTATCGGCTGTAAAAGCTATTACTTACCGCTTGCTTTGCATTTGAGCAACCTTGGTCGGTAACTTCTGTTTGATTTCATTCGCCAGAGCGTCAGAGCTGCCAACAGGATTCGTGATAATAATATTACCAATCGAAGTTGTAACATCTCCGCCACCGCCCTGAACGATCGGCCGAGAACCGTATTTTGCCATCTGCTTCTGGAACCATGCATCCGGGTTACCACCCATCTCGAACAGGCGAGAGGTGATATCAGCGGGGACAACACCATCGCCAGTCTCAAGATAAGTGTATCGACCGGAATCCGGCTTACGAACCAGCATCTCTGGACCTTGCTCATCGACATTAGCCATGTGCGGCTCTTTAACGGATTTGACACCAGAAGCGTGATGAAGGAGCCATCCAATACCAGCACCAGCAAGAGAACCTAGTGGCCCAAAAATAGATCCAACTACAGCGCCAGCCGCAGCACCACTCCAGTCAGTCTCTTTCTTTGTTTCCGTCTTTGGAGCTGTAGTGGTTTGTGTCTCTTGCTTTGCCTCCTCTGCCTTTTTAGCGACAGCCTCGAATGCATCACCAGTAGTCGCCAGCTCATTTTTGATCGACGCAACGGCAGATTCGCATCCGGCCTTAATAGCATTGTAGGACTGGTCCATCACCCACTGCATATTGTTTGCTAAATTCGTAGCGCCAGGTTCTACATTCTTCCACGAATTGTCTGCATCCGTTTTTAACTGACCATTCTCACCAAATGTATCAGAGCTCGAAGAATCAATTTCGGCATAGCCATCTTTCACCGTTCCCTGAGTCATGTCAGCCAGATTAGTTATACCGGCCTCGTTCATGCTCCAACTGTTATCGAAGCACGCCCGCATATCGTACATCAGCTTCTGGGTATCTTGGCTTGTGTCAGCCCATGCCTGCTCTAATGTCTTTTGGACATTGGTGCTTAGAGTCTTTACACCGCCACCACATTTGCTCCAACTGTGACCGAATGCCTTGGAGATCTCGTTCATGGCCTTATTTGTACTGTCAACAGAAGACTTATAAGACGCATTCAGCTTCTTTGCAATCTCCTCAGACATATCGCCAGAAGTAGAAGCAAGGCTGTTCCATCCGCTGGTATAGATCTTTTGCAGCGAATCAAACATCGTGTTTGTTACGTCTTCGACCTGTTCAGCACTCAGACCGGTATTCTCGTTCAACGCATCAAAGGTATTGTTCACCAGCTCGTTCATCTTTTCAGACATCTTCTTGCTGGTTGCTTCAATATCTTTTGTATCCAGACCAAGCTCGCCAGCCACAGACTTCCAGCTGGACTCAAAGTTGCTCGTCATAGACGAAATTTGGCTCTGAGCCGCCTTCTTTGTATTGCTGGTGGATTCTGTCACCGTCTTAGAAGAGTTGATCTTGCCAACCGTAGACATACGATATACGGTCTTAGTGGCCATGTAAATCATACTTTGAACGGCGGCAATGATTGGATTGTCACTCTTCTTGAAGATATCAGAGAGTCCAGACATGAACTCATTTGTATCGCCAAGGATCTCATCATACTCACTCTTGAAAATCGAACCAATGCCAGCCGCTGCGGCTGCTGCAGCACCACTCAATTGCGCATTCGGACCTTGTGCACTCATACCAGCACCGGCAGCAGCACTACCAGTCACTTCGGCCAAGCCCTTTGCCAGCCAGCCTTCGGGGTCAGCACCAATCGCCATCAGGTTGTCGGTTTCCTTGGCAGGGATAACACCGTCGCCCTTTTCAAGGTAGGTCATACGTCCCTGATCGGGGTTACGAACAATCAGCTCTTCGCCCTTTTCATCAACGTTTGCAATCTGACCCTTCTTAACACCGCGAGTGCCCTTTGCGTACTTCTTTGCCTGGAATGCGGGAGTAGGTTCATCAACGGGTGTATTGGAAACATTACTTGCAATTGAAGCAATCGTAGCAATCAGAGCAACTGCACCTGCAACAGCGGCAGCAGCAGCAATCCAACCAGCGATAGGAATAGCAGAAAGAGCAGCAGCAATCGCCTGCATCATAGCAGCCATAGCACTACCAACGCTTGTCACCAATGTACCAAGTCCAGCGAAGATAGAAGGGAAGAAGCTCACAACGCCAGACGAGATGGCACTACCGATAGACTGTGCGCCAGCCGCAATGGGGCCAAACATACTGCCGATGGTCTCAACAATGCCATTAAGACCAAGTCCAGTCTGACCGTTCAACAGGCCAAATCCTTCTGTGAAGAACGAGCCAATATCAGTAAACATCAACCCGGTTTTCTCAGAGATAGATGTCTATGCACCTGAGAAGAACTTACCGATACTGCCAAGATTGTCTTTCGCAGCACCAACCAGTCTCTCAAAGAATCCACCAGAGACACGCTGAATATCGCCAGTATTCACCTTTATTGTGTTGCCAAGGATATCCAATGTCGCAGTGGTGTCTGATTTTAGTGCGGCAGAACCAGCCCTGTTCTTACCAGTGATCCAGTTCCAGCCGTCAGAAACCACTTTGGCTGCTCCATCAAACATCTTCTTAAAGCCGCCGCCAAGATCAAAGTCACCGTTTTCGCCAGTGAACATGTTCTTGATTTGGTTGATAAAGCCAAAGACTCCGCCGCCGTCACCAGTTCCGCCATTAAGAATGTTCAAAATATTCGCCAGTGTCTCCAAAGTAGAGATCAAATTGGAAATATCAGTGATAACATTCTTGACGTTTGTCGCGCCCTGAATGGCCTGCATATTGTTAAGGACATTACCCTTGAAACCGTCGTAGTGACCTTCCATCTGCTCAAAGGTCATGGCCTCGAACTCGGCTGTGTATTTCAGCTTCTTCTGATAATCATCCCAGCTGGTGCCAATAAGATTATTGGTTTCCTGAACTTTATCCTTGAGCTTTTCAAGCTTGTCGATTTCGTCCTGCTTCTTATACTCGCGCTGCTTGTCAGATAGGTTCTGTCCGGCTTCACGAACAGCATTTTCATCTGCTTTCCATACGAAGCCCTGACCTCTGCCGCCATATACATGGACAGTCTTATTGGCCTTTGCACGCTCGTATTCATCTTGAAGCTTTGCCAGTTCAATTGCTCGTTCCTGTGCATCATTTTCTTCATTGAGAGCATCAATCCGTTTGTCAATAACATCGATCCAGGCTTCGCCCTGAATTTTGAGGTCGTTAGACTGTTTGTCATTCAAGTCATCAAAAACGCCGATAAAAGAATTCAAAACAGTATTCAATTGGGACATCAGAGTCTTCAGCTTGTCAGCCGATTTGCCCATGCCCTCCATCGAATCTGCGCCCTTGTCAAGAGAGTCCGCCAATGCACGCAGAATTTCTGCCTGATCTTTGGTTTCTTCTTTTAATTCGAGTTCTGCAGCCTTTGCCAGAATGTCGGCCTTGGTTTTTGCCAGCATCGCTTCTTTATTAAAGACGAGCTGTCCACCTTCCATCTTGAGGAACTGCAGATACTCAGGGGACATTGTAAGCAGCTTTTGAATACTGTCTACGCTTAAACCGCCATAAGTGTTGTACTCGTTTGTAACGTCACTCAGATCAGTCCAGGCGCTTTGCATGTCGTCGATCTTAGAGTTAAACTCTTCAATCGTAGAACCCAGTCCGTCGAAATAATCCTGAACGGAGATAACATCGTTCTCAATATTCTCTTTCGCAATCTCGTAACTTCTTGCAATCGCCTCGGAGGCCGCGCCACCTTCACTACGGGCAGCCTCTGCCTGTTGTCTTAACGATTCTACAACGGCATTTTTCAGTACGTCGCCACTCAAATCGATTTTGCCAGTATCTTTATTGTAGGCTTTATTGATCAGATCCGGGTCGTATTGGCTGTACTTTTTAATGGATTGCAGCGCAGCACTTTGAGCTTCGGTGCCTTCATAATCAAGTGCACCAGTGCGGCTTTTCTCTGTTTTTTGTTTGACAGTTTTGCCATTATCCCAGGCATCCTTGAAACCGTCGGTGATTTCTTTTGCCCCTGAAAGAGCAGAAGAATAACCTTCAATCGCCGCAACCAGATCCCAGTAGGACATGGTCTGATCCTTGATGTTACGGTTTGTCCACTTAAGAATCTTGTTATACTGGGTTGCGCTCGCATTATCACCTTTGATTTTAGCATCTTTTAATTCTGCTTCCATCAATTCCTTGAATTTTGCAGTCTGAATTTCAAGCTTTCCCGTTGTATCGTTCTTCTGAAGCACCGAAGAATATTTATCCTCAAGGCCGGTCAGGCTCTGAACAGTTTGCATTGTTAGATAACCTTGTTCGTTAAACTCTTTCAGTGCAGATGTAACAGTAGACCATGCATCAAGGAAAGTTTGAGCAGCTTTAGAAGAATTTTTTGTGGAATCACTAAATCCATTCAGTTGATTTTTTAGACCACTAGCACTGTTCATGGCGTTATTCATATTAGTGCTGATCAAAGACAATCTGGTATTTAAAGCCGTCATAACAGACGAGATTTTTGCTTCTATCTCTTCTGTATTGTCTCCATTTTCAGCGGATCGGGCAGCAGCAAGGGCACCAGCCAGTTCTCCAGTTCCAATTGTGGCATTTTTTAATGCAGGAGCAAGAGCTTCAAGTTTGTTCTTTTCGTCTTCAGTTGCTTCTGTGAATGTCTCTGCTTTTTCTGCGGCATCTCCCTTTGCAATCGCATTTAGCTCTGATATCGCTTGAGAAATGGCTTCCATTTGAGCTTCTGCATATTGAGTGGCCAAAAGATCGGCATAAGCGTTCTGGTTGACCTGAAGTTTGCCATTGACAAGCTCAAGGGTATTGAGGTATGCATCATCCATCTGAAGTAAACTCTGTAAAGAATCAATGCTCAAATACCCATATTTGTTGTATTCTTCAACCGCAGTAGAGCAATTCTTATAAGCGGATTGAATGTTGTCAATAACGCCCATTGTCTCTTCAAGCTGAGACGCATAGTTGTTAGCTGCCTCAGCATTACTTACCTGAAGAAAACCAAATTGCTCAAATACACCAATCAAATCTCCAAAAGAAATATGTGCTTTATCAGCTGTCTCGTGTAGAATTTTTAGTGCGTTCGATTCCGCTTCTGTTTGATGTTCGGTATCAGCGTCGATATTTAAGACGGCATCGCCAGTCATGCCGCTAAATTCATTAACAGCGCCGATATAAGAATTGCCTTTAGAATCATTCGTACCACGACGAGACATAGAAGCTTTGACTGCACTAACTTTTTCTGCAAAGATATCAACATTGGTCGTATCAACACTAGTATCGTCTTGTGCATCTGCAAGAGCCTTAGTGGCTGCGGTCATTGCGTTCGTGCCGGCAACATATTCATCTTTGTACTGATCAAAATTATCAGCGTCGGTGCTATAATTGCCCATCTGCTCAGACACGGCAGAGGAGAGCTCTTCGACCTTGGTTTTCTGGGATTCAAAAGCTTCATTCAGAGCATCGAGTTCTTTCTTTTTATTTGCATACTCTTTAGAATCTTTCCCGCTAGAGGCTTCAATTTGGTCAAGTTCAACCTGAAGATCACGACGTTTTTGAGTAGTATCTTCGAGTGCTGCTGTATACTCCTGGAGAGATTCGGTCTTGGTGACTTTATCTGGTGTCGGAGAGAATATCGTAATAGGATTACCATTAGAATCATAAGACATCTGTGGTTGCGTACTAGATTTAACGATACTATTTTCTGATTTATCATTCACAACAGCGCTAGTATCTGTGTTCGCCTTATCATCAGCGTCTTTTGAAATCTGTTTCTTCAGTTCCAGCTGTGCTTCAAGCATATCGTTGATAGCCTGAAGACGTTCGCGCTCGGCAGGGTCAACAATGTCTTCAATTTTTTCAGCGCCGGCTTCTTTTACAGATTTGTTTAAATCATCAATCTTAGATTGAATATATTCAACATCTTGAGCTGCCTGATCTGCTGCATCGTGAGAATCGTTCATTGCGTCAACAAGCTGTTCGGATGCGGATTTGAGGTTCAAAATGTAATTGACTATATTAGAACCGACCCATGTAATGAAACCAATGCCGAGTCCGATAGCCGCCTGTTTTGCAATAGCGAGAGCACCAGCAAGAGCATTTACAGCGAATGTCTCAAGCCAAGTAGCACCAGTTTGGGCCTGCTGTCCTAAGACAGTAGCTATAATAGTTGATGCCAACTGTTGCTCGGTTTGCTTTGTGTTCTTAACAGCTTCTGTGAAATCCTTTTGTCTTAAAGCGCTCTCGAGATTCTGTTGTGCCGTTTCTTTGCTTACAACGAGGTACTTACCTTGAGCATCAACAAGTTTTGCTGCTTCAAGAACTTGTTTAGAAAGGGAATCAGAAAAACCATTGGAGCTTAAAGTGCTTTCTATTAAAGACGCACTAACATCCTTCCCGGAGTTTGTTAAATTCAGAAAATCCTTTACAACGTATTTGACAGCATCGTCCATCTGTGTCATTTTAAGAACAGCAGATTGCTGTGATTTGTTTAATCCGGCCAACTGGGAAACATAATTTTGCACATTCGAATCTGTGCTGTTTGCGGTAAATTCAGAGGTGTTAACTTTCTTACTAATACCCGTTGCAAAGTCACCAGCAAGCATAGCGGTCTGAAGGAATCCAGGTTTTTTCTGTAATTTAGAAGACTCTCTAATAGCTTTCTCCAAAGTTCCGTCAAGATTTTTATTGATTTCAATCATTGACTTATTGATTGTCTAATCGTATACTTATGTTAGTGGTCAAATAACACAAGTTGTGGTGAAGTTTATGAAAATTGGAGAATTAAAACACGATATTGATGTGAAAACAGGAACAGGAAAAAATTTTTTAGGAATATATCATACAGGTATTGTAACTGAAGAAGGAAAAACAATTCTAAAGAAAAATCCAAATTATACGTACCTAAAAAACGATCCTATGATAAATAAACAAGAACCGATGGAATTTTACAGGTCGGTTGTATACGCATATATGAAAGATGAAATATTAAAATGCAATCCATCTTTAATATGTGAACATGATAAAATTGTAAAAAAATATAGAGAAAACACTACTGTAATAGATAATATAGGAAAACCTTATTCTTTCGAGAACTATCAATTTCTCATGTGGTATTTAGATTATCTTCGTGAACAAGAAAACCCGGGCATTCTTGAACAGGAAAAAACACAGAAAGAAAAAAACAAAAAGAAAAGGAATGAAGAGGCTACCCGTAAGGAGGAGGAAATAAAGCGCAAAGCAGAACTTAACCGTATCAAAGAAAACCAGCAACTCCAGCAAGACCTTGCCAGCGGCAAGCGCGTCGTCTGTCCCTACTGCAAGTCTACAAACACTGAAAAGATCAGCACCGTGAGCCGCGCCGTGTCTGTGTCCCTCGTGGGGGCTGCCAGCGGGAAGATCGGCAAACAGTGGCATTGCAATAACTGTAAGAGTGATTTTTAAGCTTGCGGTGCTCTTTACTTTTTGTCTTTTTATGGTAGACTTAAATAGAGACTAGGAGAAAGGAGGAGGTTACAATGACTAGAGAAGAGTTTAATAAGATTCTTTCTGAGGAAACAGATAAAGAAATAAAGCATGTTATTGAATCTATTGATTTTAGCAATAAGGATCAAGATGAAATTCTGACAGAATCTGTGGCTATCGCAATTGCTGCATCCAATAACATCATCTTATCTGTCTTGGAAAAGGCTGGAGTGTTAACCTACGAAAATTAACACTTCCAGTTGATTGAATTGCCTGAATTGATCGAAGAAGTTTTTACAAATCGTTCACTTGATTCCATTAGCTTCTTTGTCTTTTCAGGTAATTTTTCTTTGATTACTTTCGCCAAATCATCAGCGTTTCCAATAGGTTTTCTCTGTTCTTTAATGTAATCAAGAAGGGCAGTGAGTTCTTTTGCTTCAATTTCAATCTTCATAATAATTCTCCTTTATAAAAATAGCAAAAGCCCGGCCCCCAGTAGTAGGGAAGTCGGGCTTGTTCATTATGATAGCTGCACAGTAGTTATTTCAGAAGTTCAGCGATCTCTTCAGCAGTCATGCCGCTGGCCAGTGCGTTGGCAACAATATCTTCTGCCTTTTTACGGTTCAGCTCTGCCGCAATCTTTTCATCGGCATCAGCCTTTTTCTTTTCGAGCTTTGCAATCTCTTTATTGATTTTCTTCAGTTCTACTTCCTTAGCCTTGCGGTCAGCATTCAGCGCGGCAATATTCGTGCCGAGTGCTGCGATTTCTTCAGCGAGAGATTCTGCGGCAGTATTTTTCTCAGCGATCTGCGCTGCGTAATCGACGCCATCGAGAACCTTTGCTTTATTCTTGCTTCCTTTGGGTCTTGGCATAATATAATACCTCCATATATTTTGGATACGCGATTGTACTTTTATTATAGCCAGAACTATTCTAGTTGTCAATGCGAATGGTGTTAATTGGAAGATTGCGCATCGTTTTTATCAATTGCGGAATATCTTTCTCATCAACTATATTCTGACATTCTATAGCAGATATAGATGGACGACGAATTGTAACTGTTGTACGATTGTTAATTCGACTAATTGCAAAATCTCCCTTATTAAGAAAATCCATACCAAGAATAAGATTGAAATTGTTGGAAGCAAAAGGTTTGACTATAAATTTACATTTGTCGAAAATAGTGTTTTTAGGTACACCAAGATATTCCACCATTACAATAGGATAAATACCATCGAACTGAGTGGTAATGACTTTCGTCTCTTGTCCTGTCTTCACTGGATTTAAAACCATAGATAAGTCACTCGAAATATAACTCGCCATAGCACCAGTGTCGATTAACGCGTTAGCTTTTAATATAATCCCATTATGTGCAAGAACACATGGGAAAATCAATTGATCTACAACTTTATCATATTTGATTGTAAAAGCTATAACGTCAGACATTTTTGCCCCTCCGATTAAATGATTTTAAAATACAGAAAGAATTTGTACTTTTTTTGGAAGCTCATCAATCTCAGTAAAAATCTTAAATCCATAAGCTTCCCCATAAAGATACCGATTACATCGCCAAGAAAGATTATGTTCTTTAATATACCGATCGATGAAATCACGCATAAAGGCATCGGCTTTTTCCATATCTGGATAACGAAGGTTGCTGTGTTCCTTCATAAATGTTTTGTAAAGATCTTCTGATATGATCCCGCTTTCACAGTATTCAATGCAAACTCTTTCGCAGAGCTTTCGCATCTCTTCGTTCATATTTTCCTCCTGATACTATCATATAATAATACTTCTGTCAACGCCACGGCGTATACCATGGTTTTACTTTCTCCACTTTTGACGGCAGGGGAGAGACCACCTGTAATTTTTTCTGCCCACATGCGTTTAACATGCGTAGCAGTGATTTGGAGCACCCAATAGTGAATCTGCGACGTTGTTACGCACGTAGTTCCACTCCGACATTATGCTCTCTGAAGCGTCTCTGGCAGTACCTATTATAATAATGTAGGCACATACAGAGCTTGCCTGCGGATTCCTTTCGGTTCCCGGACGAGAATTACCCAAACTCGCCACAGCTTACGCTGCCATGTTCGTCGGTTTTACTAAATACTCCCTCGCGCTACAGCACTTAATATAATAAGTACAGCAGGCTTGTTCCGTGTCACCACCCGGAGTATTGCTGGGCACAATCGTGAAACCCGTCATTTTGGGTTTACCCAGCTGAGTTATAAAGGTTGCGATACCAGCGCCCATTGGAATAGCGCCAGTAAATTTGATCATTGCATCTGCGGCTTTTGTAAGTCCAGTTGCGAGAGATACGACAGTCTTGACAAGACCGGAGTCAAGTACATCGGTAGAAAGAGCTTGGAAAGATGCGTTAAGCTGAGCAAGACGACCCTGAATAGAATCAAGGTATTTCTCATTCTCAGCCCATGCAACGTTTGCACTGTTTGCAGCAGATTCCATGGCAGATTCAGCGACACTAAAATTGTTTAGAATAGCACTAACTGCATTTGCGTTTCTCTTTCCGCCAATCATTTCAGTGACATTAGCCTGCGTTACATCGGACAGACCACTCCATACTTGAGACAGCTCTTTCATGATTTGATATGTGCTCTTGAAATTTTTGCTATCCAGCATGATGTCAACGCCAGTCAAAGATTTCAGTTCACTACGAAGTTCAGACACAGAATTGGCCATGCCATCAACTTCAATGCCTGCATTCTCTGCGTCACTTTTAGCAGCACGGAGATACATGGAAAGACTTTTTAAGGTTGTACCGACCGTGTCTGCATCTTGGATAACTGCGTTTGCAGCGGTACCAAGCGCAATAGTTTCTTCCAGTGTATTATTAGCAGCCGACATAGCAGCAGAACTACGAGTCAAGATTTCACCAAGGTCTTTTGCGGTAACAGGTTGTGTATTTGCTACAGCGTCAATTTTATTAACAACGTCCTCTGCCTGATCAGCAAGCAAACCAAAGCCTTGCATTGTCGAAATCAGATACGAAGACGAGGTGTTAACGTCATCGATTCCGTCTCCCACGTTTTTGAGTAGGGTAGAGTAGGTAGCCATGTTCTCGGCGTCTTCATCAGAATAACCGAGGCGCTTCCAATCAGCAGTCGAATTGATGTAATCACTAATCGAAACACCAAGCTTTTGTGCTTGCTCAGACGCGCGACCCATATACTCTTCAAGAGATTTACCGGCGTATTCACTGACTTTGCGCAGTTCTGTAACAGCTGTATCGATTTCAACTACATTCTGATATACGATCCGCAGAGCGTCTTGCATCTTGTGCAACGCGGCCATGGTAATCATAGTGCTCAGATGCTGGCCAAAAAGCTTTTCAAACTTATCAACTAAGGTTTCTGTTTCAAGTCCAAGTTGTTTTGACTCAGCACGAAGTTCAGCATATCTCTTTTTTAGTTCGCCAATTCGTGCAGGTGCATCACTGCTATTCAAGGCATTTAATAGCTCATAAAACCCTTTTCCTGTGTCTGTGCCTTGAAGTTTTTTATTTGCATCAAGGTAATCATGGATCATTGATTTCAAATTTGCAACTTCAGTAGACGCTTTATTAAACGAACGCTCCTGCGAAGTGGCTGCATTAAATTTTTTGGCTTCTTGCGTTGCTTCACTATATTCGTTATTAAGCGCGTTTAGTGCATCAGTGATAGAATTGATGTTACTAGCTGCTGTTTTTGTTAAATTACTTGTGGCCTATGTTTTTGCAGCTTGTACAGGATCGGTTTCTCCCTCGACACTGGTAAGTAAGTTGCTTAACTTGTCTTGCTTTTCTTTTAATTGAGAATAAAAGTTTTTATCTGTTCCGTTATTGCTTTTTACTTTTCCAATCAAAGACTGATTGGAATCCATAGCTTTGTTTACTGCGGATGCTCCTGCAATTCGAGCACTAGCTTGTTTTATAGCTTTATTTTCAGCATCGTTTACAGCATCAACCTTTTTCTTTATCTCCTCCCAAATGGGGATGATTTCTTCCAGAGTCTTAGCGTATTCATCGGTTTGGGCAGGAAGTTTATTGAGTTTTGCAATCAGTTCATCAATGTTTTTAAAATCAGCATCCTTAAGGGTGCCATCTTGTTGCATCTGCCGTGCAATTTCAACACCTTGAGCAATTTTATCGCCCTTCTTCTCAAGTCCCTTATAGCCTTTGCGCCACAGAGTATGTTTTGCTTGAACAGAATAAGTGTTTTGCTTCAAAGCCAAAAGATCACTTGCATAATTATCATATTCGGCCGGGTTCTTAGATGCAAGTTCTGCGGCTTGTTTTTCGATTTTTGTGATCTCGTCTTTTAACTCGTCATTAGAACTCTGAGAAACCTCTTCTTTAAGTAAAGCAAATCTCTTACGAATAACATCAACTGCCGAAACAAGATCGTTTTCTGCTTTTTTAGAAGAATTTATAGCAATCATAACATTCTTCCAATTATCTTCTGCTGCTTTAACTGCATTATTATATTCTTCTGTGCCAGCAGTGGCTTTTGCAATTTCATCAACGAGTTGCTGTTGTACATGAAGAGCTTCTTGAATAGCTGTAGGGGTTTTATTGGCTGCATTAGCTTCTTCAACAGTACCGTAAGTCTTTTGTGCTTCTGTCAACTGATCAGTGATCTTTTTGCCACGAGTAGTTTGTGCAACTTTGTTTTTATTACTTTCATGGGCCTTTATAATGGAGATCTGGCGATCGATTTTTTCTTCGACTTCAGCATCCTCTTTTTCCATTTGATCCATTAAATCGGTATGTTCTTGGATCGTTAATTTCATCGAATTTAAAGTTGCATTTTTTTTCTTATCTAATTCATCAATCGCATCTTTTATTGCTATTGCCTCGTCAGAATTCTCATCTTTCCCAAGACGCGCTTTCTTTAGTTTGTATGTATTTTGTTCGTTTCTGTATGCACGATAGGCAGAAAGTTTTCCATTATTATATTTATTTCTTTCATCTTGAGCTGTTTGAATACTTTCTTGACTCTCTTTTACACTCTTAGAATCTGCATGACGTAACCGAGTATAATCGACTTCTTTATTTGCATAGCGGAATTTTCTGTCAATATACCATTTATCGCTATCTGTATTTGTGTCGTTTAACAGCTTTACGATTTCATCACGATTTGCTCTTAAATTTTCAAGACACTTTTGAATAGTGCTAACTTCAACTTCAGAGACATCATCAAGCAAGTTCTTTGTTTCAGCGATTTTTTTATTGACTGTTATTAAGTCACTAATCAAACCACGGCGAGATGTAGAAGATTTTCTATTAGTAGAAGCTGTTTTAGTAGTATCCTTGGGGTTAGAAGCTTTTTCTGATGCATTTCGGATAGCATTAGCAATTTCAGCGTTTTTTAGAATCAGATTACCCTTAACATCAATACCGCCCTCTGGTAATTTGATGTCGTCTTTTGTGACAGTTACTTTACCATTCATCACTATTGGATCAGGTCGCTCAATATCTTTGTTTTCAAGTTTGATGTGACCTTTCAACTCAATAAGCTCTGGCTTTTCAATGTCGTCTTGCGATTTCTTCTTTTTGCCTTTCGTTTCGGTGTCAGTAGTCGTTGTGACAATTTTACCTTTAACTTCAACCGGGGTCTTCGGAGGAGTTATATCTGCGGCCTCAAGAGTAACATGGCCTTTGATATTTACTGGTGTTTCGGGTGCGACAATATCATCAGCACTCAAAACAACTTTACCATCAATTGCGGCCGGTTCACCAGTGACCGCGACAGTAGAGGTGTCGATTTTAATAGAACCAGATTTATCGAGATAATTATTTGTCAGTTCAGAAATGCGAGTAAAATCAGCAATTTGATTCTCTAGTGAATGACTTAAATTATCGACTTCCTGCGCTACATACTGGAATGCTGGACCGAGTTCAGCTATTTCTGATGCATAGCTATCAGTTTTATTAACGATACTTTGCAATGCTTTTTTTGCAGATGTAATTGAATCGACATTTTTTTGCAATTCTTCTGTATTGCCAAATTGAACAGCATCAGAATTAACTACAACAATACCAGGAATTTGAACCGGATCTTTGACATCAACAGATACATCTGCATCGGTTATAACGACTTTACCTTGAATAGAAACAGAAGACAACCCTTCTTCGACTCCTGCTGCGCCATCCTTAGAATCTTCTTGCCCTTTGGAATCAGCAGGAATATTTTTTTGACCATTCGGCAAGACATCAACTAGGGCTTTTAGCTGTTTTACCTTTTCTTCAATGTTGCCAACATGTTTATCGACCTCGATTGTAAGATTGTCTGAGAAGTTTTTAGATTTACTCTCTAAATCATCCATTGCCGCGCTAACTTCACCAATAGATTGAATGATTTTCTTTGTATTCTCATCAAGAACAGATGAATCAATAGGGATGCCAGCACCAATAGATTCTTGCTCGGATTTTTTTAGCCCATCTATTTCCTTTTTAGAACGATCGATTGATTGTCCGATTAAATCATTAAGATGGGTGAATGTCGAGGCGTAATCTAATAAGTCTTGATAATCTTCCACTGACTTGGAAAAAACAGAATAATCTCCACCTTGACCTCTGAGATTAGAGATATCTTCAAGGCCACCTTTTGCATTATCAATAAAATTTTTCAAGATAGAACCTTTGATGTTAAGATTTTTTAATGCACCAGGAGCATTATACAATTCTTCCAATTGAACGATTGCATTTTTTATAGAATCATATGTCTTTTCAAAATCTTTGAATGTGTTATTATAAACAGATTCATCCGCTTCGTCCCATGCTTTGGACATCAAAGAAAGAGAGTTGCTAAGATTGATTAGCGCCTTACTCATTTGATCAATTGAAGTTATGTCACTATCTGCTGAAATCTTGCCCGTTTCTTTTAATTTCGGCATTTCGGAATAAATATCATTCAACTGTCGATTTAGTGTTTGCGCTTTTTTAATATCCTTTTTTGAGATTTCATTGAAAATACTATCAACCGTTACATCTCGATTTCCACCACCAAAAAGTCCATACGTGGCTTTATTAGCAAGTGCAAGATTAGTTTGCATCTCCTTTAGATAATTAGAAAGAGTGCGATTTACACCACGAAGCTGCTCTTTTAGTTGCTTTGAAAGGTCATTGCCGAATTCTTTAACGTCTAGTTTGACCTTAATTTGTTGAGCGCCATTTTGTGCGGCAGTAATCTCGTCGTTAATCTGTTGCGTTAAGTTTTTCTCAAGATTTGGTTCGATATCAACACTATAAGGTCCACCTAATCCTTTTTCAATTTCGTCCTGTAAGTTAGATACATCAGGCGTAATAGGGACAGCAGGTAATTTTTTTATATTGCTGACTTGCGCCCGTACATCTTCTTCAAGTTTCGCCTTATTGATTTGCGGGTCAACCTTAACTTTGATGCTCAATTCTGGTTCTCTCGCCATGTTTTATTCCTCCTTCTGGAGCAACCAATCTCCGAATCTAAAAAAAGCAGGCTTTTAATAAGTCTGCTCATCTTTTTGATTATTTTGTATTGTCGTGATTGATCCGCTGCTCGACCATATTTGCGATATCTTTATTGTGTTTATTGACATCTTTCTGAGTATTCGTCATAAACGGACGCGGTTTCATCCACCTATAGCGCTTGTGTGTCCATGGATTTCGTATGTTTGTCACTTCAAGCAAGCGGGGGAGTCCATCTGGATTATGATATTCTTTATGGTTTGCAAGGCGAGGACCTTCAACTTGAGTTTCATTATACACGGTCAAAACGCGACCATGTACAACATCTCTGATATTTGAATCATCCAATAATCCGCCATTGGTTTCACGACGTTCATATTCAACAGGGGAATAGGTTGCATAAACATCTTGCTCTGCATGAGATTTCATCTTATCTTCCACATAATCTTTAACCTCATTTTTCAGAGCTTTATTTGCCCGTTTCATAATTTCTCGCTGAAGCCCCTCAACGGTATTGAATGATTTCTTCCCCATAGTTTACTCCTTGCTTTCAGCGACTGCAGAAATAAGCTCTGTCGTATCAATTGAAGGAGCACCATCGAGCATTCCTTCAGGAGTTTTGACGCTATAGTTATCTTTCTCTACCGGTTTTTTCAGATTTTCTTCAGCGATTTTTTCAATCATTTTGTTCATGTCGAACTGATCACCAATGCCGCTCAGTACCTCGGCGGCCAACTGCATCAACTGCTCAAATGGCTGGTTCTTTGCAGCGGCTTCAAATGCTGCCATATACTGCTGGCGGGCAATCTCGATTTTTTCGCGGCAAGCCTTGTTCAGTGTAGTCAGAATATACTTGCGCGGAGTCTCGTTCATCAACTTGGTCGTTTCATCAGAGAAAGCCAGTTCACTCATCTGGTCCTGGTCCATCTCACTGGTTTCCAGACCAGTAAACATGATCAGCGTGGTAATTCGGAAAGCGTAGTCATATAGCGCCGGCTCGTAACGGCCATCACGCTCAGACAGGCTTACCACGCTGTCAACAAACAAAATTCGTTCAGCCAAAGTCAGATTATTCTTTGCATCCATAAGTATTAGTCCTCCTGATTTAATTTATTGTTTTCAAGTTCCATCCTTACAGCTGTTGCAATGCACATCGCATCAGCTTCATCAGACGAAACATCTTCTCCATAATAGGTTTTCACATAGTCTATGGCCTGCTGCTTTAATTCTGCACGCTTTACTCGACCCTGTTTAAATCCTAATATCTTTCGCCACTCGGATGGCTTAATGATCTCATAGGGAATATTGTTTAGCTCACATACCCCCATAATCGCTCCTTGCAGCTGTGCCAGCTGGATCAATGTTTTTGGCGAGCTTTGCAGTGCAACATCTTCGATCACTACAAGGTCTGGACGGTTGTTCTTGATGCGGCTCTGGATCATCTGGCGCATCATTGTCGAGCGTTCCAAGACATCCTTGGTTTTGCTCAGGTCGATCAGCGAGTGATAAACAGTGTCGCCATCAATGGTACAGACACCCGTCTTGCCGAGAGCCTGGTCAAAAGCAATGATTTTTATAATAAACACTTCCTTTTTCTTTCTGGATGTGGTAAAATTCAAATTTGAAGAACACCTGCGTATCCCTTTTGGGAATTATTAAAACGGCGAGAATTAGTAGGGGCTTCCCGAAGTCCAGTAGAGAGACTGCTGGCAGAAAGGAGGCCCGTATGATGATTGACTTCGACACCATGTCTAAGTTCGTTCAATTCGTAGCTGCTTTGGTGACTATCGCCAAGTTTGTTATGGAAGTAAGCCAGCCCCGGGCATAAGCAGGGCCAATTATCCGATTATTCACTGAAGCTCCTATGCAAATTAGAGAGCGGAAAGTCGCCACGTGGGTGTTCTTCTTATTTGTGAGTTTCCTCATATCAACGCGCAATTGCAATAATTGTGCGCTCATAAAAGGGGCAGAGCCCCGAAAGACTCTGCCTCGTGTAAATGCTATGTATCAGCCCTCGTTAGGGAAGATCAAAGAGAACATGTCGCCATTCTCGTCGGCCAGAACGTCGAAGGTCATGGTCAGAGAAACGGGATCACCGGTGTTCTGCCAGGACAGCTCGAAGCCGGCCTGAGGAGCAGCCTTGTACCAGATGGGATGTGCCTCGATGATGTCGTCGTTCTCGGTCTTGTAGGGAATAGAACCCTCGACACGATAAGCCTTGGGGAAGTGACGGCTATCCAGGTGCACAACCTGAGCCTTAGCAGCCTTCTTGTAGTAGTACACGACGTACTCGACACCACTCTCGACAGTGACGGTAACTTCCTTCTCGGATACAGTGGCCTCCAGCTCGGTGCCCAGATCATCGTCGGCCTTGAAGACCTGCACGTAATCACCAGCAGCAGCCTCACTCAGAGTCAGCTTGGCAGTGTCTGCGGCGGTAACCTTCTCACGCTTCAGGAAGTTAGCCTCAGTGCCCAGATCGTTACCAGACAGCATCTGGAAGACCTTGACGGGATACACCTGAGCCTCAATGGTCAGAGTACCGGTACGAGAGCCGTCGAACTGCACGCGGTTAGGTGCGCCCTGGCCGCCGGTGGCAAACACACGGTCGCCCTCAAAAGAAGTAGAAGTGACGTTAGCCCAGTCAACATTCAGGAACATCTTCTTGGTGGAATAGTCCTTCAGCATCAGGTCGGCAACTTCGCGGTTGGCAAAATTAGCATTCTTGTTAGCCATAATTGTTATCCTCCTATAGTTTCGTTTTCTTTGTCAATTCGCTCTATCCATTTCGACGGATCGTATTTTCCGCCCCAAACGGAATAGTTCATTTCAGCGATATTTAATTGTTTTGCGCGTAATAGCTGGGAGAACGTATCTCGTATCTGTCCAACTGTCAGCTCAAAGATGTTTGAATAATTCAAACTTGGATGAAAAGTGCATAAGAGAGAAATCATGTTCGGCAGCTCGAAATTCGGGTCTGCCTTTTTTGTTTGTTTGAACTTTTTCTTCTTCTTTTGGAACTTCTCATAAAACAAGCGATCTTTTTCGGTCTTGAATTTTGGAGCTTCTTCCGGGATGTCGCTTTCGTCGATATCAACCATCTGCAAGCAAATCTTTGTTACGGTTGAATAGTTATTTCTGTCGATATAGCCGCCAATAGAGAATCCTTTTTTGCCGCTATTTTCTTTGTCGATAAAAATTGCTCGATGCTGCTCGTCCCACTCCAATTTCCCAGAAACAAAAAGACCCAGAGCCGAAATTAGTTCAGCCCTGGATTCATCTGTCGATGTAAGAATATCAAACATCACAATATTTGCTTTTTGCTCACTTGTCATTTGCTCCCAGATGTCTGGCATCTTCATCATAGTTGCCGCATCGTGGTAGTATTTTTCTGGGGTATATAAAAATAATGTCAGTGCGTATTGATACTGGGTGTATCCTATCTTCAAAATGTCTTTCAGAAAAGGGGAGTGGATTCGCCCAACATCTTTTAGCTGCACGCCATATGGGCTCAAATGATCAAGGTACGATATTTTTCTCATCAGCGAGCCCTCCTAAAAGAGCCGACCTGATAAACAAGCATTCGTCCGTAATAGCACTGCGCCGGCTTATAGATGCTGCTTCCAGCCTATTCAAGCGGTCCAATTCCAAATTCTTTGTTTCCATTCAGAAGCTTATCAATATCACTGGCCAAAATATCAATGCGTGTTCCAGCTTGTCCTTTCCGATGATATGTTTGCATAAGGTTTTTACTGCAATATGCAAACACATAAATGGTCATCATCGTAATAGAATCGCCGCTGGTTTGTTCTGGCACAACCTCAACACACAAAAATGTTTTTGAGTTTTCCTGTGTATCTGGAACATACTCATACTTAAACACGCATCCACCTTCACCCGACCCATTCTTACCAAGCAGAAGAGTTTCGGGATCGTCGATATCATCTGTGTTGCCCAATAGGACATCAAGGACATTTTCGTCATTGATCAACTTGGAAACGACCCGATTTTTGAATACCCCGATTTCATCGAGATTCATATCAGATCACCTCCAATTCGATCTTTTCAGTAAGGCCGGCTGCTTTAACCGTCAGTACCACGACTTGTCCAATCAGCTTAGAATCGTCCACACAAGTGATCTTACACTTTGCACCTGTCGTAGTCGTATTACCGCCTTTGAAACATACTCCCGCAGGAGTACAATCGCCGGTAAGCGTCCATTCTGCGCCGTCGTACACTTCGCCATCGATTTTTGCAGTAAACAGCTTGCCAAATCCGCCCGTTGGGATGGACGGTTCGCCCGTAAACTCTATCGAAAGCACTCTGTCGTCTACGGTGTCATCGTCAGGATAGGTGATTTCCACGTTATCGGAAGTATCTTCCGGCACATAATTGCAAATCATTTTCTCTACATTGTCCGTTTCTGCGTTGTAAAGATCCTGTTCAACGTTAAACGAAAGGAACCCGATCTGGTCATTATCATAGTCAATTCGGCCAGTCATCTGGTCAATCGACGTAATTCGATAGGTCTTTGGTTCTCCGTTGATGATCTCCAACATCAGCCGCTTTCCAATGTTCAGGCGGGCAGAATACTCGTCGAATGGAGTTTGAATGCGGAATTCACGGGTTGAATAACTCATCACCTTATTCTCACTCAGGTTGGAGTAATACGGCTTTTCCACAGTTGCCCATAGAGATACAATCTTTTTTGTCTGGTCGTCCTGCCACACGATCTGTTTCTGGCAGATCTGAATGCGGCCGCGCACGGTGATCTCATCGTCTGCATCACGTTCTGTAATCAGCCAGTGGCTCTTACCCCAGTACATAATGCTGCCGATCTCAAAATCCTCACCAGGTCTTGTGCGGAATATTTTCTGGTTTGTAACAGTAGACGATATAATATTCACCCAGCGGGGTACGTCATCTATCGTCACTTCTTTATAAGAAGGATTGACTGGCGCTAAAAAGCGCGTATCATGGAGTGCCTTATTGATCACCCTGTCACGCTGCGTCTCTCCATCCTGTTTCAGCATGGCTCTATATTGAGATCTTGTCATATCCCACCGCCTTACTGTGTCCATTCAGAAACACTGTTTGACTTAAAGGAATACAAGTTCATCTCAGCAGTCAATTTGCGCTGCGACTGCGCCAAAAGGTCTTTCATCTGCTCAAGTAGCTTAGCAGGGGAGAAGAAAGAAAAGTCCTTAGTGCTCATAGCGTTCTTCAAAGCGTCAGAGTTGTAAACATACGGCTCCAGCTAATGCACAATCATGCTCAACGCCAGAATACTCTGTTCCTTGCGGGTCAGAGTAACATTGAACTGCTGCAGCTCATCATCATAGTCAGTCAGATCTTGCACGCAAATGTCCGCAAAATCATCAATGGCGGCCTGAAGCAGGTCGCTTTCTGCGTCTGCAAACATCTCGTCAGTATATCCTTCCTTGTCATAATCTCGAATGCGCCCACGACAGCGGGCATAGATACTTTCAAAAGTGGTTGCCATGACCCGCCTCCTTTACATCAAATTGTGTCTTCCAACTCAACAGACAGGGAGTCCTCCAGCGCCTTAATCGCACTGCGGCTGTCCAGCTCACCGGTTTCGATCTTTTTCTTAGCCTCAGATGCAATCGCATCCTTGGTGCCGCCCGGCAGTGTCGGAACGATCTTCTTAATCTCATCGGCGGGCATTGTAAACACGTCATTGAAGTTGTCGGTGGTCAGACTATTTTTGTAATAGCGCTCAACGCCAAGCTTCTTGATAATGGCGGGATCATCGATCAAAATCCAATTTTCCTCAAAGAACCGGCGCTGATTACCGCGCATAGAAACCAGCTCGCGATACTCCATTTCCTGAACATCGCCAAAAGCCTCCCACTCAACGGTATAGCCGGGATTCAAGGTGGACTTATAGATCAGATTACCAGCTGTGCCATTGCGGCACTCCACCATGGTCTCGTTTGTAATTTCGACTACGGGCTCGGTTGCTACGGGAGCAGCAGCTTTCGCGGCTGTAGTCTTAGTTGTACGTCTTGCCATTCGTTCCTCCTATTTAATAAAAGAAGCGGCAGGGTTGTTGCCCCACCGCCATTCAACTCAAATTATCGATCAGGCCATCTTGTATGCGCCGAAGTCACGATCAAACACAATGGCAATGCCAGTGCGCTTCATCATCAGGAACTCCTGGCTCATATCGGCGTTGTTCATTGGGGTGCCCATCAGCATAGTGACATCACCCTCGGTAACGCGCTTAATGGGCTTGGTGTCGCCAGCAAAAACGTACAGGGTCTTGTCATCCAGGATGAAATCGGTGGTACCGGTAGCGTGACGCTGCTTCACAGCAATCAGCTCAGTACCATTGAAGCGGCCAAAGTGACCCATTGCGTACATATCTTCCTTGGCGGAATCGGACACAACGGCAGTCTTGATCTGACGCAGAGCCTTACGGGTGCCAACAATCACAGCGGTCTCGCCAGTAGAAGCCTCAACGTGCTCGATCAGGTCCAGCAGCTTGTCCTCGTCAAAAGAGCCGGTCTCAATGTAGGGAGCATTCAGCTTGCTGAACATGCCAACGAATGCAGCGTATGCAGAATCCAGCTCATCCTTGGTGAAGGACTTGGAAACGATATCAACAAACTTGTTAAAGTCGATACGGCCAGCCAGAACACGGTTCAGCTCCTCGTAGATCTTGATAGCGTGCAGCTGAGTATTGACGGTGATGTCAGTACCAGCTTCCAGACGCTGACGGCGCACGCCCTGAGTACCCTCGGCGATATCGGCAACAGCAAACAGGCACTCGCGCTCGATGTGGAACTTGGGAGTATCGCCCAGAGCCAGGTTGCGGTCCTCGACCATGTTCATAAAGAACTCGTCGCCCTTCAGACCTTCCTCAGAAATAACATTGACCAGCTCCTCAACAATAGCGAACACCTTGGAGCAGCTACCATCACGCAGAGCCTTAATGTCCAGCTTGGTGGAACCGCCATTTGCCTCAACCAGAGCCTTACGCAGAGCCTCCTGGGTGTCGTTCACAGAATAATCACCAGCAACGTGGCCCTTGTAGCCATCGAGAGCCAGCTTGACCAGATTAGAATCAATAGCCATGGTATAAACCTCCTATAATAAAAATGGCCGCCCGCTTTAAACGGACGGCTTTATGTTAATTTCTTAAAACTTCGGAATCACTTCAGGGTGATCATGTAGTAAGTATAGCGACCATCACCAAAGCCAACAGTCTCAACGAAGTCAATGCAGCCAAAGGTCTTGTCATCAGCAGCTTCCTGAATCTGGATCTTGGTGTCATCGGCAGCAAAACCGACATACTTGCCCTTTGCAGGAGTGCCGTTAAATGCCTCGGCAGTAGCAGAGAAGCCACCCTTAGAAACATTCAGAGCGTAAACGCGCACTGGCTTACCAGCCTCATTGACCCACTCGGGCAGATAGTGTGCCACGGTCTGATCATAGAACAGCTCAACGCCAGCAGTCAGATACAGGTCAGCAACGGTGGAAGTTGCGGTGGGAGCGGTAGCCTTGTAGACCTCGCGACCCAGCTTCTCGCCCAGAACAACCAGCTGAGCGTTATCAATCTCAGCAGCATTGGACTCCTTGTAGAAAATAGCACTCTCCAGCTGAGCACCATCCAGGGTGCCACCCAGCTTGTCAATGCGCACAACAGCATGCTTATTATTAGCCATAATTATGTACCTCCTAATTTTTGGTAAATTACTTATTGCCGAGATAGTGTTCGATCAGACCACCATACGCGACATCTGAACCGTTCTGGGTGCCACCCACGCCAAAGCGGACAGTTCCTTTGTTGTTTTTATTGGGAACATAAGAAAACTCAGCACTCTTGCGGCCAACCAGCGCATAGCACTTGGTCTCCAGATCGGAGTAGCTGATCTCCTTGTTCTCTTTCAGTGCAATATACTCAGCATCTGCGCCAAGCTTCTCGTCAAAGGTGGCAAACAGAGCGTTGCGCTTTGCTTCCATCTCAGCGGCTTTTGCGTCAGCTTCGGCCTGCTGATATGCTTCCAGCTTTGGTTTGATTTCGCTAACTTCATTAGCCGCTTTAGTATAGCTGTCAGACAGTTCAACAAGTTTATCAGTCAAAGTAGAAAACATAGTGATTAGGCCAGGCATTACGTCGCCATTATCCCAGTCCTCATAAACGACCTTCTTACGTTTAATATTCTCATACTCCAGAACAACATTGTCGCCGTTCATAGAGTAGGGAATCCCCATCAGTTGATATGTGCCAGAATCGGTTACAATAACTTCGTTGTCCTGAATATCAGTGAGCCAATACTTAGGAATCATGCATTCATGATCCCAACGAGAAGGAACCTGAATTTCAAGCAGCGCATTATAAACTTCATCACGAAGCTGATTAGCGGTCAAAGTAAATTCGCTGGATGCAGCAGGTTCGCCTTCGGCTGTCGGTGCTGTATTTTCAGTTGGAGCAGCCTCTCCCTCATCTTTGTTTGCCACGGTATTTTCAGCCGCAGGAGTCTTATCTTCACCCTCTGCTGGAACAGAATTTTCCGTGGTCTGGGTCTCTGGCTCCTGCACAGTATTCTCTGCCGGAGGAGTCGCAGTCTCGTGATTTTCGGCCGCAGTGTTCTCGGCAGTTGCAACCGAATTCTTTTCATTTTCATTCATTGGCGTTGTATCTCCTTTCTCCTCATCGGATGGATTATCATTTTGCGCAGTATAGTTCTGCTGAATTGCTTGATACTCATAGAGCCGATCGCGGATCTGAGCTGTAATATCTTCAACAGAAAAATTGGCAGTAACGCAGCTGCCTGTCATAGCGGGCTTGATACTCGGATCAGTCGTAGACAGAATGCAGCAACCGTCAAATTTAAAAGACCCCACAGGAACGTTGCCGTTCTTATCTGCGGGGCCACAAGCCATATCGGTCAGCTCAACACTGTGATTCTTCGTACCATCGCGGGTAAAAATATCTACAGGATCACTAAACTTTGTCCAAATCAAACCATCAACACGCAAATACTCCCGTTCAATACCGGTGCCGTCATCCTTAACGATCCAGCGAGGATTACAAGATTCAGGGATAACACCATAAGCTTGACCAGCATAGACGTACTTCACGTCTTTGTCGGTGATCCGCAGTTCATGTTCATGTCCTTTAAAGTCCTTGTCTTCCTCGTCAAGTTCATCTACAACGTAGCCCAGGATCGGCGTATTACGGATTGTCGGTACTGCTTTGTTGATCGCGTCTTTTGTGAAACTTGTCTTGTTGAGGTTCGCTCCAGTGTGCATTACATCAATACTGACATCAATAAAGCGAAAATCAGAAGATTCGTATTCGCCCTTCTTAATAAAAGAAACCGGATATCGTTGATTCATTCTGTTTTCACCTCCTCGTCAGCAAAATAAAAGCCCTGGCGAATCGCAACCTGCAACTCAGCCAGAGCATTTTCAAACACAGAATCGTATACAAAAACATACTTGTTTGTTGGGTCTATTCGTAGCATCAGAGCGCCACGGTCGGTCAGGAACTTTGCCATCCCGGCGGAGTGTGCTCCGTGTACGATAACTTCATAAATCTCCTGACTCATCTTATGCCTCCTGTCTATCGGCGCTTACATTGCCAGCATCAGACAGGCCCTCGCCCTTACTTGCGTTTGTTGGGCGGCCACCTTCATCCACGGCGGAACCGGACTGAGTATTGGAGCTCTTGAGCGGTGTTTCACCAGCACTAAGTCCCAGGATTTCATTTTCAAGATAAGTCATGTTCTCATAATCGCTGCCCGCATAACCAGTAGTTGCAAGAGCGGCGGTTCGAGTCGGCATACCATAGGTGGCATCCTTGAGATATCTTTCATGCATCTCAGTCACGTTATAATGAGTGACTGGTAGGAAGTTTAGGCGGAACTTATAAGAACTGGAAACGCTCTTCAGCTTGCGATTGATCCAGCGCTCCAACTGTCGCATCACCGCAAACACGATCTCCTGGTCATTCACAGTACACAGCTGCAGGGTAGTAGCAGAAGGATCTTCGCCACCGCCGAACAGATTCTTATTCACGCCAGCGCCTGTAAAGAATGCGGCCTCAGCATTTGCGACCTCTTTAGAGTCACTGTTCACGCCGCTCTTTTCAAAGTTCTAGCTGCTGATTTTCATGGGAGTAAGAATTGCGCCAATATTCGACGGCAGTACATTACTCATCATGTCATAGAACTCTTTTGCTGTATCATAGTCGATCAGGAAAGAGCCGTCAGCATCATTCACTGGGATCTCCATTGCCAGTGCCTTATAGTTATTGGTCTCACTCGCGTTTTTACTGATAGCACGGTAGTCTTCAATATCGGCAAGCGCACTAAACAAACTTACAAATGGTGGAATGGGAATATAATCGTGCTCGTTTACTTTAATGCAGATGGACTTGGAACTGTCCAGCTCCTGCCACTTGTAGTTCTGCGAGTCAGCCTTATATTGGTTATACATCGTCTCAAACTCCGGCGGATAGTTGGGCAGCTTGTCTTTGTTGGAATCAAAGTAAGAAAAATCAAAAGCAAAATTATAAACGCCGTCTTCAATGCTGCTTATTTTACAATAGTCTGCATCAAGATTTTGAAAAGCAAAACTATCATTCGTCTCCCACGCATAGCCATAGTAAACGTCATCGCGGAATGCAATTGTCAGTATTTTCGTAGCTTCGTGCGGGATATTCATCAGCTCAACTGCTGTTACAGCGGAATAATATGCTTTCTTAAATTTATTGGCGTTAATTGTCTTAGAGCGATCAAGTCCATACGGAGAGATCGTGTAAGAGTATGTAGACATATTCGCAAAATACTGAATCAGTCGGCGATAGTAATTTGAAATATTGAATAGATATTTACTCATATTTCGTAGCTGCTTCTCATAGTTGGCTGGGTTGCCAAGATAGGTTACGATCTGATTTTTCGTATATTTTGTATATGTTGGATTTGTGTCGGTACTCGATGCTAGATTACGGATACCGATATGTGACAGGTTCGCATAAACGCCATTGACAAGATCCTGATATGTTACATAAGAGGTCTTACCATCTTTGGCATTTGTTACGCGGACCTTTTTCTGCATTTTATCTTCAGCCATTACAGTCCTCCCTTCTTTAATACAGGCGCTCTAAAGTTAAACGTGAGCGAAGTTGGCTTTTTATTCTTCTTCTCCATGCTTCGTTCAACTTGCTGCGCAATGTAATAGTTGTAAGACAGGGAAGAGTAGCGGTCTTTACGGCAGCCGGATTTCTCCTTGACTTTGATAACGTTATTCACGGTTTCGTAGCCCAGATTTACAAGTTCGTTTACAGCAAGCCCAGTATTGATATATGGCATCTGTAGCGCGGCTCGTTCAGTAGGCGACATTTTATCATAGCCTTTATAGATTTTGCGCAACTGGTCTTCACATCCGTACTCACTCTGAAGCAGATGGATACGTCCTTGCTGGAAACCGCTGCGTAATCCAATGGCTACATCACTGTTAAACTGAGAGCTGCCCATAATTGCCTAGATGACTTTTTTGGCATTTTTGTCAGAACAGCGAGATGCGATTTCTTGATTGTTACAGCAGCTAATCGCAGGATACGTTTCGCCTGTTTCTGGGTCATACATATCGCGCATTAACAGGTCGACCAGAGGTAATCCAACGCCTCTACAGTCAACCCCGATATAATCACAGTTGAAGTAATCGAAATACCGTCGCAGTTTTAGTGCCTGGTCTTGCGCACTCATACCCTCAACGTTCTCTGAATAGACAAAGTTGCTGGTATAGCGCCCTGATTTATTCGGCAGCATACAGTTCAAGAATATACTGGTTGCGTCGTTGTCGTTTTTGCGACTGCTCATCAATGCAATATCGGCAGTAAGAATTCGCACTTCACCATTTTTCTTTTTCGGCACATCCATAGCAGCTTGATTAAGTAAAAGGTTCGGTGCGTAGAACGCCTTTTCAATGACGCGCGTTTTGTTGATGTCATCAAATTGGAATAAGCCGCCTTCGGTAGCACCAAGCCACTTACATTCGTTCTCCATTGCAAATGTCAAATCAGAAAAACTGGATTCACTCATTTCATCCTCTACAGCCTCCTTCAACAGCAAGCCGCTTTTGATTGACATCTGATACGGGAAGGATACGCAGAAATATTTTTTATTAAAGTCGATCATATTTACGAAGTAGTCCTGACATTTTTCATAGCTCCAATGGTTTTGGAACCAAGCAGAACTTAGATAGAATTCTTTATTTCGCTCTGCAAGATGTGCATATTGTGGCTTGTCCAAATATCCAGGATGACGAACAATATTCAGGAACTTCTTCAAGATTAAATCGATAACATCTTTAGATAGTAATCTATATTCATCACAGATGAGAAGTGTAGCTCGACTACCACGACTGCTGTCTGTGGCAGTGACAACTTTGATATAGCTGCCATTTCTAAATATAATCTCTGCTTTTTGATTGTTGATATCGACCTTTTTGATTTCAGAGCGTAGAAGGGGACTATTGGGGTAGATCTCCTTCATTATCTTTTCATCCAAAATACTGATAGATTGGCTTCTTACTTTACAGGCGATACAAACCTTGGAACCAGGCCATAGAATACATGTAATCACACAGAAAACTGCGGTTAGAAATGACTTACCAAGGCCGCGAGCAGCAATGAAGCAGAAGCCGGTACATCTCACCATCAAAAACAATAGTAGCTCTTGGAATGGCTTCAATGTCAGGTTTAAATAGTCTTTTGCAAACCGCTGAGGATTCGCTCTATAGAATGACGCCCTCATGGCAACTGCATTCATTATCTTTTCTGATTTTGTATTCGTTACTTCCTTATCTGTTAATTTCTCTTTACTCATGCGGAACCACCGCCTTCGCCAATACCGAAAATAGTTTCGCGGAGGCTAGTATCTGTGGCATCGTCCTCATTTGTCTCTGGTTTATGAGCAGTATATCGTTCAAACTCTTCGTCAAATTCGTCTTGATATGGATTCTTCAAGTTGAACATCTTAAGCAACGTACCCAGCACCCACACTCTAAAATACTTACCGATACCATCAACGTCCTGCCACTCTGGCGACGGTTCTGGAATCGGCTCTTCCTCTTCCTATTTCTGAATCAGCGTGCCAAAAGTATTCGTTTCAGCCAACGCGTTATCGTTCGTCTGATTCGGTTTGATCTGAGCGGACCCCATCAGGTTCTGCAGGTTGTCGTTTGCTTCTTTTATTTTCTTTGTGTCGCCAGTGGCATCAGCCTTATCGCAATTAAGTTCTGCCTTTGTAATGCGTTTGAACAGAATTTCTTGTGCGGCCGTCTTACATTCATGTCTAGTGATAAGATTTTGATAGTGCTCATCAAGGAATAAATAATCTTTTTCATCCAGACCAGTACCCCAGAATTTTCTCATCTTCAGAGTGACCTTTGTCCCATTTGTATCACCGGCAGCCAAAGCGTCTTTTTTCTTCTGGTCGATCACATCGTCATAAGATTTATCTGCATACTGACGTATATTAAGCCGTCCCATATAGGTGTTAATTTTTAAAGCAGATGCCACAGAATGTTCTGAAGCGTCAAGCAATTTATCATTTACATAGGTATCGAACATCATAGCCAGACGGTCAATCGCTTCATCTTCATCGTTATACTTCTTAACATAAAACTCAAACATCTTCTCACGGCACTCATTGCACCACGGGAGGTATCCGTCGTTACCAATAAACCATTGACTCTTCGTTTTTGAGAAATTACCTTTGCGCACGTCATAGATTTTTCCGC